ATTCACCATATACATTCCATATTATAATGGGTGGTAAAACTACAAAGATTAACATTGGTCGCGGTGGTGAAGCATTATTCTTTCCAATTATGCTTGCTGGAGCATTGGACGATTGGGAGATTAAAAGAAAACAGAATCTTACTAAGAAAAAACCAAGTGACTTGAATGATGCCGCAGAAATGCTTGGTTCTTCATTTTTTGCACTAGCACAGAGAGGCCCGTATGCTGCGTTTACACAACCTCTTTTTGATGCGTCAAGCCAAGGCAGGGTAACAGAGTCTTTGGCTAGTCAAGCTGGATACTTTGGAAAAACCTTTATTCCGATTCTCGGAACATCTGTTGCAAGGAACATTACTGATTTCATAAACGATCCGGTTGATAGGTCTTCAGTCGAAGGGGCGATCTATGCGAACACACCAATTGTAGGCCCGTGGATGGGAACTAAAGCTCTTAATGCTCTAGGTCAACCAGTCAGGGCTGATGACTGGGGTGATAAGCTATTTAAGCTCGGAGTTCCTGTTGTATTCTCATTTCCGAAAAATACTCCAATGAATGAAGTAAATGAGTTGATTCTAAAGCAAGGCGGTGGCCCTTCATTCCCAACCAGAACAAACGCTCAAAATAGATTTGGCGATACTCTTACAGACAAAGAGTTTGAAGCGTATGTCCGTGAATACGGGAAAGTAATGTCGGATCGAATGTTTAAAAACAGATCAAAACTTGAAAGAATGAAGCCAAGCGATTACGATGATGAGCTTGAAAAATACGCAAGAGGCTACTCCGCTGGTGACTTTAAAGTTAAGGGTGCATCGGATATGGCAGTCCAAGCGGTTAAGCGCATGAGACAATGATCGAATATGAACTGATAGACAAGTCTAGTTCCCCTGCTGGGAACTGGAGAATTAAAGTTCCACAAACTGGGGTTGAGTTTAAACACTACGACTATCGGGCAATAACCAATGCATACAAATCCCACTGCAACGCTAACGGGATTTTGCTGTCTCCAAACTGGGAGGAAGAATTCTTATCCGAAATGTGTAAACAGAATCCAAACTGGGGATCGAAATGCATTCCTAATAGCTCTAAAAAAGTAACCCGTAGAAGGCTATCTTTGACCGCCGTCCTTTCATTCCTAAACATGATGCGTATCTGGGCGCAATCAACACTATCCGGCAAGGATGCCTTCGTATCTCAGGAGGAAGCTGATAGAAGGGCTGGCATTTGCGTTGGTTGCCCGTTTAACACGACTTTGCAGTTCTCTTGCGGTGCTTGCATGGGTGCGGTGCTAACGCTCATACAGGGCGTTATAGGCAAAAGAAAGACGCAATACGACGATAGGCTTGGAGCCTGCCTTGTTTGCAGTTGTTCCCTCAAGGCTGCTGTTCATGTCCCAGTTGACATACAGCGGCAAGGATTGAGCGAAGATATTAAGAAAGATTTTGATGATATAAAATATTGCTGGAAAAAGATTGAGTAATGAATTTTCTACATGAGCGAGATTTAGGGGATATTATCGTTAGTTTGGCGTCAGTCCAATCAGCGGGTGGCGGTAACTACTACATCCAAAACAATCAAACTGCACTTAGGATGTTAAGGCCGCTCATTGAATGCCAGCCATACATCAAAAAGTGTGGGAATAAATTGCTATTCAAGATAGACAAGTCATTCGTTGAATTCAGAAGGAATGGACATCCTTACGGGGTTCCACTTGCAGAACTACATGCTAAATGGATAAATCAGCCTACAGATTTATCTAAACAATGGCTTTTTTGTCCGAAAGATAAAAATTTTAATGGAAGGATTATTGTCAACAAGACTAGCAGGTATTCCAATCCGCTATTCCCATGGAAAGAAATAGTCAACCAACTCGGAGAATCAATTCTATTTGTTGGACACGACAGTGAGTATGAGTTGTTCTGTAAGAGGTTTGGAAAGGTTGAGCGATTAATCGTTAAGGACTATCTTGAACTGGCTATTGCTATCAATAGCTCTGAATGCTTCATTGGGAATCAGAGTTCAGCGAATTGCGTAGCAGAGGGGTTAAAGCATCGGACGATCCAAGAAGTCTGCTTATGGATGCCGGATTGTATCTATAAACGAGACAATGCCACATTTTGCTACGATGGAAATATTGACACAGTTTTGTCGGGAAAACGCATACAGATTTCCGTCAAAACTCCAGAGCGACATATAGACAAAACGCACACTCCAGCAGGAGGGTGGAGATTAACTATAAATGGCAAAACATTAAATAGTTACTCAATAGATGTGCTTGTGATTCAGGCACAATCATTAGGATTAGAGAAGCCAAAGTCAGAGATAGAGAATATGATTCTATCAGAGACGACCCCATTTGTTGCTCTTGACCCAATTTCAGAACGGTTGCTTGTATCCATACAGAAAATAAAGGAACTGATCGGATGAACGAAGCGAGTAAGGCAATGCGGAGAAGGATGGAGGAAACCCGACTTGGTATATTTAACTGGCAAGATATATTTAATGGACGGGGAATAGATGTAGGATGCGGAAGCGACAAGATTCTATACAACACTTGCATTGCATTTGACATGGAACACGGAGATGCAAACTATTTATCGAAATACTTTACTGATAGATTCGACTTTCTTCATGCTTCTCAATGCCTTGAGCATATGCACAATCCATTCGAGGCTATACTTGAATGGATTAAAGTTGTTAGAAAAGGAGGACACCTAATCGTGTCTATTCCTGACTGGGATTTGTATGAAGGAAATAAGTGGCCTTCAAGATACAATCCAGATCATAAAAGCACTTGGAGTTTCACGCATGAAATGAGTCCATCGAAACATCATGTGAATATCTATAAATTCTTGGATTATTTACAGCCTCATTGCTACGCGAAAAGAGCTATGCTTGTAGATACCAATTACGATTACAGTCTTGGATCAAATGTCGATCAGACATTTATCGAGTCAAACAATGTAGAAGCCTTCATCGAACTTATTCTTTGTAAGACATAATTGTTTAACCATAAATAGCCTTAAACTTACTGAAGGCTTGCTTCCATCCTTTAGAGTCAGACTTATTATTAGGATTGAGAGCCTTTGTGGCACTGCTGCTATCTAGGTTAAGCCTCTCTCTAGCCAATGCGAGAAGCCCCATTCCTGCATCTGCAATGTCGGGAGATATACCGAAGCGTTGTTTCATCTCAGACTTAGGAAGAACCTTAATGCGTAATGCTAGGTTCTTCTCTCCGTTAGGATCAAGTTTCCGCATACACATTTCTCGCATCAAATCATCCCCAATACCCTTGACTTGACCAGTCCGCATATACTCCTTGCAGGAATACCAAATCTCGGAAACCGAGTTGACATACCTTTCGTGTGACGGGGTTGGATCGTATGCCGATACAGGCTTTTCTGAAGCCCTGCCACCAAACTGCAAGCCATACACATCTTTTGACCAAGCAACGGATATAAAGTCTCCTAGAGGGCCACCAGCGCCCGACTTATCGTATCCTGCATTGCGAGGCTGAACACCCCTAGCTAGGCACTCATTACGGAACCATTGGACTACTTGCTGAGAACGAGTCATGGATTGATCTGTGACATCCTCTTGGAAGATCAAGAATTCATCATATTGCAGACCCTTGTATCCATGCGGCTCTGCCAGTTTACCAACAGTTCCGAAGTAAAGAACTGTTCTATCTCCACCATTCGTGAATGATGGATCAAGAAAGGCAACCTTTGTTTTCTCGTTATCAAGCCATACGGCTTTGTCGGTAGCCTTAGAGTTAAGTATCTCGACCTCGGAATAAATCTGATCTGTAATACCAGCGGGACACCAGAAGCCACGATACATTCGCCAAAACGAGGATGTATTCTTAGCCTCTTCTGGAATCTTCTCAAAATCCTGCGGTCCTTCCATCCAAGAATAAATCTTCTTCTTGGCTATCATGTTTGGGTTTTTCAACCCGTCAAAGTGCAAGCATACTCCACGAGAAGTATCCCACTCTTCATCGTCAACAGTAATGGTTTCCCATCCATCTTTAGGCTTGGCGAACTTGCCGAATGCATCCACATACGAAGCAGGGTTAGAGATGCCGATGAATTGAAAGCGTTCGCAACCTTTCGATAAGTTGAAGAACGCAACCTCAGTAATAGCCTCAGATAGCTCTGATAACTCGTCAGCAACAAAGATAACATTCTTGTTGTGGATACCCTGCATCTTGCCAGTGGCATCACGCTCCTTCTTCTTTTCACCGGGGATAAGGACAATGCCAGACAGGTCAGAACGTTTACCATCCTTGCCTACATAACTGATCTTATTCTCGGAATCTACAAGATGTCCCGGCAAGCCTAGCTGTTCGCATACCCCCCAATACCTAGTAATCTTACCCCAAATACGCTGCTTGGATGCCTTGATTGTTGTTGAGGTAGCAAGGACCGTTGTGTTCTCTGGATCGGCTAGGTAGTTAATGATTGCCCATATTGCGTAAGCCTCCGACTTACCGCAACCACCAGAGCCAGCGATTGCAAGGTATTCGTGATTGCAGGCAGCTCGTATCATTCGTTCTGCCCACGGATGCCAGATAAAGTTTACTGCTGCCTTGCTATCTTTCTCAGGCCACAGAGCTTTGGCAATTCTTTGGAAGTGATGGAATATATCGTATCCACCAGTATCTTTAGGAATCCTTCCTTTGATCTTTTCTCTAAACATCGCAAGCTCGATTGCGATTTGGTGTGTTCCTTTTTTCCAGTTAAATCCGTAAAGGTGAAGGTATCCGTCAATCGGATCACCGTAAATTGGCGCTGAATTCATCTAGCTCACTTTACAAAATTATAAAACTCTTTCAATTATTTCTTGAAAATAAGTCATATTATAATAGTATCGCAGAAGTGATGAACATACTTCAGGAACTTGGTTTTCAGAAAACAAAGGCAGAACTTTATATTGACGAACATCGTCAATCTGTTTTATTTGATGTGATTGTTAAACCCGAAGATTATGTCAATGGAACTAAGTGTAACCCTACAAAATCTCCTCTTGCTTTGGCTTTGCAAAGGGCAGTTGAAGGAACTCCGTATAGGGTGGAAAGAGCGGGTTTTAAAGTTCTCGTTATTTCTCGCGGTATTTACGAGTATTGTTTCTTTATGCCTCGGCGGGTGTGGAGGAAGGTAAGCGGGTTTGAGTTTGACGATGCGATCCCTTCTAGGCCGATTAAATTCACG